ATGGCAGGATCAGGAAAGGGATTTTTGGCTGAATTCAAGGAGTTTATTTCACGCGGAAATGTCGTCGATATGGCGGTTGGCGTTGTCGTGGGCAGTGCATTTACCGGAATTGTCAATTCGCTTGTCAAAGATGTCATGATGCCGGCGATCGGATTCCTGATCGGCGGGGTCGATTTTGCCGACCTCAAGATAGTCCTTGCCCCTGCGGTGGGAGAGACACCGGAGGTGGCGGTTCTCTATGGGACCTTCCTCAATCAGATCGTGAACTTTTTGATCCTGGCTTTCGTCGTGTTTGTGATGGTCCGGATGCTCAACCGGTTCCACCGCAAGAAGGAGGAGGCGCCTGCGGCCCCCGCGGCTCCGCCGGCCGACATTGTGCTGCTGACCGAGATCCGCGACCTTCTGAAGGAAAGGGAAGGAAAATAATCAAAGATGAGGGGAAAGCCCCGCACGGCGCGTTTGACGCCGGACGCGGGGTTTTTCCTTTCTTCAAAAAGTTACTTAAAAAGCGAAATGATATCTTAACCAGCAACAAAAGAGAAGGGAGAGAAAAGCCATCGAAAGAAAAAAGGAGCTGACCGCGGAGCAGGTGCTTGACGAGCTTTCATCTGTGGCGTTTGCCAATGCCGCCGACTTTGTGGAAATCACCGGTGAAGGGAGGGTGCAGGTCAAGCCGACGGCTCGGATTCCGAAAAGAAAACGCGCGGCGATGATCGGAATCCGGGCGGCTTCGGGCGGGGTGGAAATCAAGCTGGCCAACAAAATGCAGGCCTTGCAGATGCTTGGACGGTATCTCGGCGCATTTGCGCCGGAAACGGGGATTGAGGATCTGGAAGCGGCAAGGGCGGAGGTGTTTGGGGATGAAGGAGCGGCGGATGAATAGCATCCCCTTTTGCTTTGGAGAAAAGCACCGGGACTATATGCGCCGGTGTCTCGGCGCCTCGGTCTGTGTGGCAGAGGGAGCGGTGCGCTCCGGCAAGACGGTGGATCACGTGTTCGTTTTCGCAAAACTGCTCGAGGACGCGCCCGACCGGCTGCACCTGGCCACCGGGCCGACCCTTGCGAACGCGCGGCTCAATATCGGGAGCTGCAACGGCTTCGGACTGGAGGCGCTGTTCCGGGGGCGGTGCCGCTGGGGAAAGTTTCAGGACAATGAGTGCCTTCGGGTGCGCACGGCGACAGGAGAAAAAATCATCATCTTCGCTGGCGGCGGAAAAGCCGACAGTTTTCGAAAGATCAGAGGGAATTCCTACGGGATGTGGATTGCCACCGAGATCAATCTTCATCATGACAGCATGATTCGTGAGGCGTTTAACCGGCAGCTCGCGGCAAAGCGCCGGCGGGTTTTCTGGGACCTGAACCCCGAGGGTCCGGGCGCTGCAATCTATACCGAGTACCTCGACCGCTATGCGGCGATGCAGGCGAAGGGAGAGTTCCCCGGAGGTTATTGCTACGGGCATTTCACCATCCGGGACAACGCCGCCCTGCCTCCCGGACGGATCGGGGAGATCGAGGCGCAGTATGACCGGGAAAGCGTCTGGTACCGGAGGGACATTCTAGGGGAGCGGTGCGCCGCCGAGGGCCTGGTCTATCCGATGTTCGATCCCGCGCGGCATGTGGCGGTCCGCCGCCCCGGGCCGCAGGCCGAATGGTACCTTTCGGTTGACTATGGAACGATGAATCCCTGTTCGATGGGGCTCTGGGCGGTGGAGCGGGGCCGGGCGCTGCGCGCGGCCGAATGGTATCACGACGGCCGGCGGACAAGGCATTCGATGACGGACGAGGAATATTACACAGCCCTCGAACGGCTGGCCGGACGGCGCCCGATCCGGTATGTGATCGTCGATCCGTCGGCTGCGTCCTTCATCGAGTGCATCCGGCGGCACGGGCGGTTCCGGGTGCGCGGCGCCCAGAATGCAGTGATCCCCGGCATCCGCACAGTGGGCTCGATGCTTGAGGCCGGGCGGCTGGCGATCGATCCTTCCTGCGCCGACTGCATCCGGGAGATGCGCTCCTACCGCTGGGCGGACGGCGGGGAGGACCAGGTGGTCAAGGAAAACGACCACGCGATGGACGACATGCGGTATTTTTGCTATACGGTGCTGCGGCGGGAGCCGTGGAGACGGGAGGAGGAAAAAGAAGATGTTTGAAAGATGGCTGGCACAGATCAGAGGACAGACGTCCGCGGCGGCATCTCCTGTGGCGGAGGACCGGATGGCCGAGGCGGTCGCCCTTTGGGGCGGACTTTACCGGGGACAGGCTCCCTGGCTCGCGAAGGGCGGCGGACTGGAGCTGCCCGCCGCGATTGCCTGTGAACTGGCGCGTCAGACAACGCTGGAGCTGGAAAGCAGGGTGGACGGATCGGAACGGGCGCGGTTTCTGGACGGGCAGTATCAAGCGGCGCTGACGCGGCTGCGGCCCGCCTTTGAACTGGGATGCGCCACCGGAGGGCTGGTCATGAAGCCCTATCCGGACGGACAGGGCGGCATCGCGGTGGACTTTGTCGGAGCGGACCGCTTTTTGCCCACCGGATTTGACAGCCGGGGCAGGCTGACCGGAGCGGTCTTTGCCGAAACGGCCGCCGAAGGAGGAGAACGCTACCTCCGCTGTGAGGCTCATCTCTGGCGGGATGGGGTGTATACTGTGCGCAACGCCGCGTTCCGGCAGGACGGCAGGGGAGGACCAGGTACGCCGGTTCCGCTGCACAGCGTCTCCTGCTGGGCAGGGCTTTCGGAACAGGTCTGCCTTGAGGGGGTGCCGGGGCCGCTCTTCGGCTTCTTTCGGGTGCCGCAGGCCAACTGGGTCGATCCCTGCTCACCGCTCGGCGTGTCGGTTTATTCCCGGGCGGTGGAGCTGATCCGGCAGGCGGACGAGCAGTGGGAGAGAATCCTCTGGGAATATGAGGGCGGGGAACTGGCGGTGGACGCTTCCTCCGACCTCTTCCGGATGACCGAAAACGGGCGCTGCCGGCTGCCCAAGGGAAAGGAGCGGCTGTTCCGGGTACATGACGTTTCGGTGATGGAGGCACGCGGGAATTTCCTCGAGACCTTCTCCCCGGCGCTGCGGGATTCCTCGCTTTTCAACGGGCTCAACAATATCCTCAAGCGGATTGAGTTTAACTGCGGACTGGCTTACGGCACCATCTCCGACCCGCAGCTTGTCGAAAAGACTGCCGAGGAGATCAAGGCCGGCAAGCAGCGCAGCTATGCGACGGTGTCCGAGCTGCAGCGGGCGCTGCAGGCGGCGCTGACCGATACGGTGCGCGCGATGGATGTGTGGGCCGGTCTTGCCCGGCTCGCGCCGCCCGGCCGTTACACCCTGAGTTTCTGCTGGGACGACAGCATCGTGACCGACGCCGGCACCGAGCGGGCCAGGGACCTCGCTGAGGTCGGCGCGGGGCTGATGCGCAAATGGGAGTACCGCGCCAAATGGCGGGGTGAGGATGAGGCAACGGCCAGACGGGCTGTGGGGGAAAAGGATTGAGCTTCCCTGAAAAAAGCTGACCGCCGCCGGAAAATTGCCCCGGGCATGGCGTAAAAAGGCCCGCCGCACGGGATGCGACCCCGTAAGGAGCGCACGGAAGGCCCGTGCGTTTTCTCCGCAAAAGCGTAGCGGTTCGCAGGCGCCGCAAACCATGAGAGGCTTGCGGCGAAGAAATGAAAGGAAAGGAAGGGTGGCATGAAACGGGAGGAACTGTCATCGCTCGGGCTGGGAGAAGAGCTGATCGACCGGGTGATGGCGCTGCACGGCGCCGATATTGAACGGCATAAAAACGAGGCCTCCAGGCTGCGGTCGCGGCTGGCCGAGGCGGAGGAGCGCCTCGGCGCGCTCGAGGGCGCGCAGGGTGAGGCCGAGAGCTGGCGGGAGCGATTTGAGATACTGGAGGCCGAGACGGCGCGGCGGGAATACCGCCGCGCCGCCGAATCGGCGGCCGGTGCGCTGCGCTTCAGCTCAAAGGGGGCGCGGCAGGCGTTTCTGGCCGCGCTGGATGAACGGCAGCTTCCGCTGGAGGGAGAGGAATTCTCAAAGGCGGAGTATCAGATGTTCCTGGAGGGGTATCGGGACGGAGATCCGGGGGCGTTTGAAGAGCTGTGCCCGGCGCCGCGCTTTGTCGCTTCCACCCCGGGGACGGGATTCCCCGTGTCAAACCGGCACGCGCAGGCTAACGACGCGCTGCGGGTGCTGCTGCAAAAAAACTGATCTTCCGCAGGGAAGATCCCGAATGACGAAAGGAGAAAGAAGATGACCATGATTTCAAGACAGGCGGCGGAGGCGCTGTTTCAGGAACAGGTGATTTCCACTGTGCTGCAGGACACGCCGAAATCCTCGGTGTTTATGAGCCTCGCGCGCAGGCTGCCCAACATGACCGGACAGCAGGCCAGGGTGCCGGTGCTCGACATGCTGCCGATGGCCTATTGGGTCAACGGCGACACCGGATTTAAGCAGGTTTCCCGGCAGGGATGGGACAACGTCTATCTGACCGCCGCCGAACTGGCGGTCATTGTGCCGATCCCCGAGGCGGTGCTTGACGACGCCTCCTTCGACATCATCGGCGAGGTGACCCCGCGCGTGGCAGAGGCGATCGGACAGCGGGTTGACGCGGCGGTGATGTTCGGCGTTAACCGTCCGAGCGAATGGAATGCCGATCTCATTACCCACGCCCGTCAGGCAGGCAACAATGTCGCGCCCGGCGCTTCTCCGGATTACTACGACCTCATCATGGGAGAGGAAGGGCTGCTCGCCAAAATCGAGCGGTACGGCTACATGTCAACCGGCGCCGTAGCCTCGATGGGGATGCGTGCCAAGCTGCGGGGTATCAAATCCAGCGACGGGACACCGATCTTCAAGGCGGACATGCAGGGCGCTACTCAATATGCGCTCGACGGCGCGCCGATGTATTTCCCGGTGAACGGGAGCTTTGATTCCTCGGTGGCGCAGCTCATCGTGGGTGATTTTTCGCAGGCGGTTTACGCCGTCCGGCAGGATATCACAGTGAAAATTCTCGACCAGGGGGTCATTCAGGACCCTTCGACCAAGGAGATCGTCTACAATCTCGCGCAGCAGGATATGGTCGCCCTGCGGGTTGTGTTCCGCATGGGCTGGGCGCTGCCGAATCCTGCCACCCGCATGGACGGCGAGCGGCTGGGCTGCCCGTTCGCCTACCTCGAGCCTGCGGCCGCCGCCGCTACCCAGAAGCTGACTGTGACGGTCAACGACGGCAGCACAGCTCTTCCGGGCGCGGCGGTCGAGGTCAACGGGGTGAGGGCCAAGAGCAATTCCAGCGGCGTCGCGGAGTTCCAGCTCTTCCCCGGCACCTATACCGTCAAGGCGCGGCTGGAGGGGTACAGCCCGGAGAGCAGCCTGGTGTCGGTCGGCAGCGCGGCGGTCGCCAAGACCCTCTCGCTGACCGAGCTGGAGTAAGCGCCGATGGCCTACGCGGATTACAGCTACTACAGGGAACAGTATTATGGGGAGCGGCTGGATGAAAAGAGCTTCCCCCGCTATGCCGGAGCCGCAAGCGCCTATCTTGACCGCATCACCTTCGACCGGGCAAGGGAGAGAGCCGAGTCTGACTCGGTGATGCTCGCCTGCTGCGCAGTTGCCGACGAAATGGCGAGCTGCTGCGTGGGACGGGTGAGCAGCGAAATGGTCGGGAACTGGTCGCGCGCCTACCGGCTGGACGATTCCAGCGCGGGGAAGCGGCTGTACACCGCCGCCTCCCTTTATCTCGACGGCACCGGACTGCTGTATCGGGGGTGTTGCTGATGTTTGAGCAGACGGTGACGGTGTACCACCGGGTGGCCGGACCGTCCGCGCAGGGAACGGCTACATGCCGGGACGAAGCGGCGTGCGGGGAGCCGCGGTCCGGCGCGGCGCAGAATACCGAAGCGTTGGAACACTGGGTCAGGATGGTGATCGAGGGCGTCTTTTTTGCCGCGACCGAGGGAGAACGCGTTTCGGGCAAGGGCTCCCGGTCTGATGCGGGCGGGATTTTGCTGATTCCGTTTGACGGGCACGAGGACCGCTATCTGCCGCCCGGCGAATACGGCGCGGCGGGAGGCGAAGCTTCCGGGTGGACGATTGCGGCCGGGGACCGGGTGGTGGAGGGAGCGCTTGATTACGAGATTCTGCGCTCCCCCTCCGAGCTGCACGCCTTCGGCCGGGTGAGCACCGTGACCTCGATCCGGCCGCTGCCGTTCGGAGGGCTGGCGCATTGGAAGGTCTGGTGCGACGGCAGCCAGTATTGACGGGAGGTGTGGATGATGAGCATCCTTCAGGCGCTGCGGGGATATCTTGCCGGGTGTCCCTGCCTCGGCGCACTGACCGGCGGAATCAAAACGGACTGGACCGATGAGGCGGGAGATTATGCGCTGATGCCCTCCGGGCAGGTTGAGCTTGCGCGCTATATGGACGGAACGCGCCTGATGCGCTATCAATGTTTCCTCACCGCGCGCAGGTTTACGCAGGCCGACCTCGAACGGGTGGAAAACGCTGAATTCTTCGAGGATTTTTCCCGCTGGATTGCGGAGAGGGACGCGGCCGGAGATTATCCCGATTTGGGGCCGGATTCCACGGTGGAGTCGATTGCCTGCGGGGAAGGGGCGCTGAACTCCTTTGACGAAACCGGAAGCGAGGGCAGCTACCGCATCGGACTGACGCTTGAATATGAAAGGGGCGGATAATACGAGAAAGCCGAAAAACAGCAGCAGGCTTTTCCTGATCGACATCGGGAGCGCCGGGACACCCAGAATCGTTCCGGTTGCCGCGGGGATCGTCTCCCGCGGGACACAGGTCAGCGAGAGCGTCGAAAGCTATTACCGGATGGACCCATGGGGCGCTCCGGAGACGGCGCTGACCGGACAGGCGGTTTCCCACCGCTTTTCCGGCCACCGGGTCAAAGGGGATCAGGCTCAGGATTACATCCTCGGCGAGACGCCCGGCGGCCCGGAAGGGCGCTGCGTGACCTTCTATGACTGTGACGGGTCAGCTCCCGCCGGGCAGCCGAACGGATGGAAGGGGCGCGCGCTGATCCGGATTCTGGACGACGGCAGCGGCGGCGCGGCCGGACGGCAGAGCATCGCTTTTTGCCTGGTGGTAAACGGCAGCCCGCAGCGCGGCACCATGACGCGGGTCGGAGGGTCCTACCGCTGGACCCCCGAACCCTGAGGGCGGAGCGATGGAGTTTCAGTTTCAGGAGCGGCCCGCCCTCGAAATCCGCGGCAGGCGCTATGAGGCGGACCTTTCCGACGTCGGCTTTCTGGAGGCGGTGGTGACCGATTTTTCGGCTATCCTGCGGGAGTATGAGGAGCTTGCCCGCGCAAGGGAGAAGCTCTCGGCGGACAGGGCTGCGGCCCTGTCCGCCGAGGAATGCCGCAACACCTCCCGACAGCTTGCCCGATGCAGCGAAAGACTGGTGGAGCTTTCGCGCGGCTTCATTGAAAAGACGCTGGGAAAGGAAGCCTACGCCGCTGCGTTCTGCGGGCGAAGGCCGAACTGTGCCGAGCATATCCGGCTCTGTGCCGATATCTATGAGACGGCGGCCAAGGGCCGTGAGAAGGTGGTGAACCGCTATGTCCTGCGGGATAAACCCGTACAGCGGGGGAAGAGGACTCCCACAAAGCCTGCTGGCGGACGGAAAAAGGGTGCGGATTAACACTGGATTCCGCCGGTGGCTGCACTTCTGGCGGGTGATGAGCGCACCGGAGCTGACCTGCTTCGAACAGCGGAGCATCGCTCTGATCAACACCTTCGGGGCGCTGCCTGCGGATGCCGCGGGAGCGATGCGCGAGGCGCTCTGGTTCTACCGCTGCGGACGGGAAACCTTCTGCGAAGCTTCGGGCGAGCGGCTGCTCGACTGGGACGAGGACTGGCTCTGCATCTGGGCCGATTTCAGGCTTTATGCCGGCATCGATCTCGACCGCGGGCAGCTGCACTGGTGGCGCTTTATGGCACTGTTTGAAAGCCTGCCCCGGGAAAGCGGAATCAAACGGAGGATTTGGCTTCGATCGCTGGATCCTGCAGAGATCGGAGACGCCCGTCTGCGGGAGAAATACCGCCGGATGAAGGAGGCGGTGGCGCTGGGCCCCTGCGGGGAGCGCCCGGGGCGTTTGTAATTGTGGGAAAGGATGTGGGAAAATGAGCAAGCGGATGAACGGGGAAACAGTCTTCTCCGACGAGGGGCTGGAGCGGGCGGTGCGCCGCCTGCAAAGGGCGCTGGAAGGACCGGTGGGAGCGATTCCCGGCTACGCCGCCGGCACCCTTTCAGCGTCGCGGGGGCTGGCATGGGTTGGGGAGAGCGGCACGGAGTTGGTGGGGGTTTCCGGCGGGGAACGGGTATATACCGCAACCCAGTCGGCGGCGCTGGCAGGCGCGGCGGGCAGCGGAGGAAGCGTGCAGGTGATCAACCACAATACCATCGACGCGTCGAACCTCGCGCAGATAAACCGGCTCGCCGAGCTGATGGCGGGGGAGCGGATGAGCATGCGAATGGGCTATGCGGGAGGAAGGTGACAAATGGCGAGCACATACAGGGCGGAGATGTCCGCCCCTCAAATTTATCCGACAGGCGGAATGATCGGCGTGCTCGACCAGGCAAAGCCGTCGATCTTCGCAGCGGCGATCAGGCAGGGGGACAGCTATGTGCGTCCCTCGGGAAACGCGACCTTTTATTTCACCGTTTACCGGGGCGGGGAAGTGATTCAGGCGGAGCGAAGCCTGTCGCTGCCGGTGACGACGAGCGAGGGAACTCCGCCCTGGTCGGCGGTTACCGTCCCGGCCAACACCTTTCCGGCGGACGACGACGGATGGGGAGCGGGCGGCGGGCTGATTGTCCATTACCGCATCACCTATTCGGGGTGGGGCGGCGTTGTCACCGTCCCGCTCGACGACAGCGGAAGTCTCCAGATCGGATATTTCGGCACCATCAAGCCGCCCCGGACTGTAGGGATGACGCCGGAGAGCGGCGCTTTTGTGGATGATAAAGCCGCTAATACCTTCCGGTGGAATATCGAGTACAACAAGGATTACACCGTATCCACGCCGGTCGCGCAGGCGTCGGCGGTGTTTCAGTGGCGGAACGGTTCCTCCGGGACGGTCAACAGCGTCAATGTGTCCGGCTCCGGGCAGAGTGCGGTGATTCCGGCCAACACCTTTCCGGCATCAACGGCGGCGCTGCAATGGCGGATCTCCAGAGTGACGATGGCCGACGGCGCGGTTTGGGAGGCGGACGCGGATTTTTGGATCAATCTGACCACAATCGACAGCCTGTCCACCGCGCAGATTGTGTCGCCCTCCGGCGCTTACCTGACCGGCAACGAGGAAAACACCTTTTCGTGGGAGCATGTCATCGCCACAGGGACGGCGCAGACCAGAGCCGACCTGCAATATTCCGCCGACGCGGGGGAAAGCTGGGAGAGCCTTGCCGCTGTGACAGGCGCGGCGCAGAGTGTGATCATTCCGGCGGATACTCTGCCGGGCGGGGCGCTGCTCTGGCGGGTGCGTACCTGCAACTCGGACGGTACGGCAGGGGAATGGAGCGATCCGGCCCCCATCGTCGTTTACGCAGCTCCCCCCGCGCCCGCGCTGCTGCCGGTTGACCCGGTCCCCCGGCCGGTGCTGCGGTGGCAGTCCGCCGGGCAGCAGGCGTTTGAGGTGCGGGCGGACGGCGTTTCCTCCGGCGCGGTTTTTGGGACGGCAAAGAAGTACCGGATCACATGCTGGCTCACCGACGGCGCGCATACCCTCGGGGTGAGGGTGCAGTCCTCCCTCGGGCTTTGGAGCGAATGGTCGGAGGTCATGGTCACCGTTTCCAACGTCCCGCCGGGCACCGTCGCGCTGACGGCGCGCGGGGTGGAAAACGGGGCGCGGCTTTCGTGGAAGGCGGCGGGGAGCTTTGATACTTATCTGATTTACCGCGACGGCGAGGCCGTCGGGGAGACCGGCGCGGACAGCTGGACCGACTGGTTTTCCAACGGGCGGCACCGCTATGAGGTGCGCGGCGTTTCGGGGGAGTATTACGCGCTTTCCAATGAGGTTTGGGAATGGTCGGTCTGCCGGTGCGGGGTGCTTTCGGCGGTGGACGGGATCGACTGGATTTTGCTGCGGCTGCGGCGCTCCCGCCCGCCTGTGGTTTCCACCGAGAGCGGACGGCAGGTCCGGCTGCGCTATTTTTCCGGGCGGAGCCGCCCTGTAGCGGAGATATCGGCCTTTACCGACCGGGTTCATACGCTGGAATATTCATTCCGGCCGGAGGAACGCGGCGAGCTCGAACGGCTGATGGCACTGGAGGGCCGGACGGTGATTTATAAAAACCAGCATGGCGTCCGGCTGATCGGGGTTCTCTCGGGGCTGTCGGGACAGCAGGACTGGGCAGCCGATCTGAGGCTCACCATCACCGAGACCGACTGGAGGGAATATGATGGCGGACGGGCGGTATGAGATTGCGGCGCGGCTCTTTGCAGTGCGAAACGGCGCTGTTTTGAAGGAACTGAACGCCGATGAGATGAAGGTAACCTGTTCGGCGGAGGCCGAAATGAAGCGGTCCTTCTCCTGCCGCATCCGGTATGACGCGGAGGTGGACTTGCTTACCGACCGGCTGCGCCCGGTGCAGGTGATCGACGGCAGGGAATATCCGCTGGGGGAATTTCTTGCCGCCACCGTATCCATGACGGAGCAGAACGGCTGCCGCGGCTGGGAAGCGGAGTGCTACGACCAGACGCTGCTGCTGCGGCAGACGACAGCCGCCGGGGCGCTGCGCTTCGCGGCGGGAACCCCTTATCTCAGCGCGGTCCGGTCGCTGCTGGCGGAATGCGGGATTACGCGGGTCGTCGCCGAGCCCTGCCCCCTGACGCTTTCCGCCGACCGCGAGGACTGGGAGCCGGGCACAAGCTATCTTTCCATCGCAAACGAGCTGCTGGCGGCGGTCAACTATGAGGGAATCTGGTTTGATTCCGCCGGAGCGGCCCGATTGGGCAGGGCCAGGGCGGCATCGGCGGGAAATGTTTCGCACAGCTACCGGGCGGGGGAATATTCGCTGCTCTGCGAGGGGATTACCCGCGAATCCGACGCCTACGAGGCGTACAACGTCTTTACCGCGGTGTATTCCCTGTCGGATGCGGCACCGATGACGGCCGTCTCGGTCAACGACAGTCCGCTGTCTCCTGTTTCGACGGTGCGCCGGGGGAGAAAAATCTGCGCCCCGGTGCAGTTCGTGGAGGACATCGCCTCCCGGGAGGAGCTTCAGGCCTTCGCGGACCGGCTGCGGGCCGAATCGCTGCTGGCGTCCGAGACGGCAGAATTTGAGACGGCGCCTTTCCCGACCCACGAGACGGGGGAGATTGTGGCCCTCGAAGGAGCGATCTATCGGGAAACCGGGTGGACGCTCAGGCTGGGCTTTGGCGGATCGTATCTTCACCGCGCGAGGAGGGCGATTTTGATATGATGATGGATTATCAGACGCGGCGGAGGCTGGCATCGGCGGAAACCGCGCCCGCCGCTTATCAGTTTGCGACGGTGGCGGGGATTTTTGAGGACGGCCTGACGCTGATTTTTGATGGCGAGGGAGCCGCGCGGATCAAGCACTATCCATGCAACGCGGCGGTTTCATTTTCCGCAGGACAGCGGGTGCGTGTGGAAAAGGTCGGCGGCACTTATGTCGCGGCGTATCCAATCAAAGGAGGGAACACATGATTACCTTATCGACAGATGGCAAGACGATTGACACCGGACCGGCCGCGCGGCTGATCACCGAAGGGGAGAAAAACGCCGATGTGATCCAAATCGAGATGCCGGTGAGATATGGCACACTTGATTTGGCGGCGCTCACCTGGGTGCTGGCCGGAGTGACCGACCGGGAGACGCGGGTGGAGCAGGAGCTGGCCAAGGATACCTCCGGCGGGCTGACGCTGCAATGGACGGTCACTGGGGACTGGGCGGCGGTTCCCGGCAGGATGCGGCTGGAGCTTTCCGGCATTTCGGCGGATGGCGCAGCGGTGATCAAGTTTACCGGAAATCCGATCGAGGTGCGTCCGGCGGCGGAAATATACGGCCTCCCGCGCCCTGAGCTGTCCGAACAGTATCTTGAAACGATGCGTGAACTGGTCGAACAGGCGCGGGAGGCCGCCGATGCTCTGGCAAACGCGGGGCTTAAAATCCTCGGGTATTATGACAGCCTGACCGCGCTGGCCGAAGCGGTGACAAATCCGCAGATCGGTGATCTGTATGGGGTGGGGCCAAGCGGCGAGATGTATGCCTATGTCTGGGACGGGGAGAAATGGGCAAAGGGGCAGACCCTTTCTGCCGCCGCAGGCGCGGTCTCAAGCGTATTCGGCAGGGCGGGGGATGTGACCGCGCAGGCCGGGGACTATACCGCCGCGCAGGTGGGGGCGAGGCCGGACAGTTGGATGCCGGCCGCCGCTGACGTGGGGGCAGTGGACGGAGCAACCGGTCAGGGCAGCGCGGTGCGCATCAGCAACCGGAATCTGCTCGATAACGGGGATTTCCGCAATCCGGTAAATCAGAGGGGGCAGACGAGCTATACAGGAAACGGGTACGGGATTGACAGGTGGAAGGTCAGCACCAACAACAGCACCGCTGCGGTTTCTGTAGGAGACGGGTGTATTGATTTTACGTCAGATGCCAGCGGCACCTATATCAACTTTTCGAGCACTGTGGAAAAGGTTAAGCCCGGAAATTACACCCTGTCTTTTCTCGTAGATGATTATACAAAGGCACAACAGATTTTTTTACAGGGCAAGGTTAGCCAAATGGTTTTTACTTCGAACCTGCTGACCATGACTTTTTCGGTTGCCGAAACCTCCGCGATCGCAGTTGGAATCCAGAAAAAAGCTGCAAGCAGTACGCTGAAAATCTACGCCGCCAAGCTGGAACTCGGTTCCGTTCAGACTCTGGCCCATCAGGAAAACGGTGTGTGGGTTTTAAACGATCCGCCGCCGAATTACGCGGAGGAGCTGGCGAAGTGTCAGAGATACTATCAGCTCTATACCTCCGCAGCGCAGCGGCCAACGAATGGCGCGGATTGCAGGCCTGTCATGCGCATTGCCAACCCAAGCCAGGGGACAATCGCAATAAGCGGTACCACCTATTACTTCAACGACGCCAACCTGTAGGGAGGGAAAGCAAATGGAAGGAAACAGGCACTACCTTTTGATCGACGAGGCAGGGCGCATCCTTGCAGGATGGTCGGACGGGCCGTTCCCTGACCGGGATACTTCCGGGGCGGTTTTGCTGCGGGAGGATGGCGGC